CCCCCCGCCACAGCCCGCCCGCCCCGGCGTGGCGGGGGGCGTTTCCAAATCCTTTTTGGCTGGCTTCGACTAAGCCTTTTTCTGCGAGCTTGGCAGCAAACTCAGGCGAGCGTTTAACAGCGCTGACGAATCCTTTGTTCGCCAAGTCAACACCCATCTCTTTCAAGACAGCTTTCTCAGCAGCTTTTGCGCCTGCATTAAGAATCTTTCCACCAACACCTGCGGTAAGCGCATCAACAACGCCGATAGTCGAGCCTTTCAGCGCGGCTTTACCGAGCGCGCCGCCTGAGCCCGTGCGAATAAATTTATCGAGCGCTTCCTTGTCGTGCACATCAACGCCGGCGGCTTGGGCGGCTTTGCTGAACTGCTCGCCGTACTCCATTGCTGTATTACCAAGTGCAGCACCGCCAGCAGCACCAGCTCCACCGGTTGCGAATGCTCCTGCCGCGGTCGTAGCAAGCGGAATCACGGCGTTCGGCGCCTGTTCCAGCAGTGCATCAGTCATGCCGTCGATATTCTGCAATGCACCGACGAATCCTTTTTTCTTCCAGTCGTCCGCAAACTTGTTGCCAACATTCGCCAAACCGCCAGTGATGCCGTCGCCCTTATCCCAAGCCTCGCCAAGCTCTTTGCGCGCTTTTGTCTGTTTTGCGGCCTGAATAGCTTTGTAGTCGGCGTCTTCGGCGGCGAGCTGTGCCAATTCGTCGCGGTCGTTCGTAAAGTCGTTCCACGCCATACGCGCAGATCGGAATGAGTTTTTAAAGCCACGAGTGAGCGCGGAATCATCTTTCGCCGCTTCAGCGTCCTGCGCAGTGAAGCCTAAATAATCTTTAAGTCCGCTCACAGCTTGACCGTGCTTGTTTGGATCGTAATCAACTAAAGCCATTTAATTAACCCTCAACCTTTTTGTTTCCGTTTTTGTCTACATAGATTTTCCGACCATCAGGCGTTGTGTCACCGCTCGGCATGAACCCCAATTTCGCGTATTTTGCGTCCGCATCTTCAGGCGATTCAATATTCAACGCCTTGCCCGTGCGCAAATCAACCAGAATTTCCTGTTTCATCGGGAGCCCAGTTTTTGGGTCTGCGACCTCGCGGGTGATTTTCTGAAACGCGTTTGGATTAAATCCATCACTTTTAACCGTCTTTGAAACATCACCTTGCAGCACTTGCAACTGACGAGCAATTTCATTGCGTTCATTATCCGTCTTCGCATTAATATATTGCTGAGTTAGTGCATATTGCTGCTTATTCAGACTGTTTTTTAGATTGTCTGCTGTAGCATCACGCGCCGCCGCATCACGCTTGAAGCCCAATTCAGTCTGACGTAAAGCAAGCTCAGCGTCAGCGCGTTTGTTTACAGCCTCACTATTCCTGTCTGCCTGTGCGCGGTTGAGTGCGTTCTCTTGTATGCGCGCTGCAGTCTCAAACGCTGTCTTCTGCATATCATGCTGCTTATTCGCTTCATTCAGCGCTGCCTGCTGATTCAAGCGCGCCTGCTCTTGTGCCACGCTGATATTATTCTTCTCAAAGTCGCCTAAAATGCCGCGGGCCACATTAATCTGATTCGCAGTAAGCTGCCCATTCTGCGCTCCGGCGTGCGGTGTCGTAACTTGACGCAACAGCGCTCGCTGCTCGGCCGACATCTCACGCTCGCCGCCCGTTGATGCTACAAACGGTTTCTGAGCATCATAGCGTGCGGCAAGTGCATCTACGCCATTTCCATTGAAGCCAAATCCAGCATTCGTAGGTGCAGGATTACCAATGCCGGCAGAATCCCTGCCGAGATACTGGGAACTGTCAACTGCAGGTTGACTGTTCGAATCAACACGCTTCACGTCACCAGCAAAGCCAATTCCTGCAGTTTTGGAATTTTGTGCTAATTCTTTAGAAGGGTTTTCTGCAACAATCTTGGCGTCATTTGCACTCGTGCCGATATTTTGTTGCACAACCTGAGTAGTATTACCGTTCTTACTCTCGTCTTTCACGCGCTTAATATCTGCAAGCACCCTGTTTTTGTACTCATCACTCTTGCGCGGTACAACATACATGTTTTGATAATCACCAAATCCAAAATCAGCCATATTTCAAACCTTTATCTATCATGATGGATGCGTAGTAGATTACACCAAAACCGCAAAATATTCAATCATTTAAATTGAAAATTGATATTAATCAATAAGATTTAGTGCATATGATAAATTCATATCGCATTCGTTCATCGATTCAATTCATTCAAATAGTTGTTGTGCGCATCAAGCATTTATCGATATTAATGTCATTTTACGCGACTATCGATATTTTATTTTAAAATATTTTTTACGTTTAAAATCATCAACTTACAATTAATTTGCAAAATTGTGTTGACAAATATATTTCAATTTGAAATAATGCACACATCGAAACACGAAACAACCCTAAAACGAAAGGAAATCAAAATGACTACTTACTATATGAGCGAAAACAACGGTGGATTCCGCAAGGCCGAGAAACTGAACGCTGCTACGCTGACAGCGGCAAAACGCGAAGCGACCCGCAAACAAGTATTCCAAGGAACGCGATTAATAATCGGCACAGAAGTAAATAAAGACGGCTTCATTACTGAAGCCAAGGCAGAAAAAAAAGATGGATTGTGGATTACTACCCGCGGAATGTAATCGAATATTCTTCACTCAACAAAAAGGAAACTTAAAATGAAACGCTGTAAATTTGAAAACTGTCATTCTATCGAACAAGTTGTAGGGTTCATCAACGAATCAGAAAACAAAGCAAAACTGACTGCTGACTACGCATACAAAGCAGCAAAAGAAAAAGACAATTTGAATATCGAAGAATTAGAGGCGCAGATTGAAATCTTGATTGATTCTGGCGTAAATGTTTATTACGAAGACGCGCAACTTGAAGCATCTAAAATGATTGCACTAAAAGAAAGCTTAGAAATGATGATGATGAACGTGAGCGGCTCTATCTATCTCGGTAGCGACGTGAACTATCTGAAAGCATACGGCAAAGAGAAATACATCAACCGCTGCCGCGCTGCAATCGTAGCTGCCGAGGAATATCTGCAAGAACTGGAGAACGAATAATGAAAGAATGGAAATACACAATCGCGTTATGCGGCCTAATGTTCGGCTTACCGGTTATTGCTGAACTGATACGAATCTACTTTATTAAATAATTTATGTGCGGCTGGCGATTTCCCGCAATTTTCTTCAACTTTAAAAGGAAAATCAAAATGAAAAAATCTATTATTGCAATCTCTTTACTTGCTGCTTCTCAAGCCGCCATCGCTGACGGTGCAAGCGCAGTACGAATTGGGAACTACACAAGCGCAAACGGTGCGGCTTCTGTTGCGGTCGGCATGAAAGCCACTGCAAATAACAGCCTCGCCACGGCGGTCGGTGCTCACGCATCAGCAGGCGGCAGCATGTCTTCTGCTTACGGTAGCGCAGCCAATTCAAGCGGCGAATCTTCCACCGCCGTCGGTAAAGGTACTCTGTCTAGCGGCAAAGCATCAGCAGCGTTCGGCGCTCACGCCACATCAGCAGGGGCTTCATCTCTCGCCGCTGGCCTGCACGCCAACGCTATCGGTGGTCAATCAACCGCCATCGGACAAGCGACACGCGCCACGGCAGAAAAATCTACGGCTATCGGTAGCGGTGCGCAAGCGCTTGAAAAAGCATCTACAGCCGTGGGACTGAATGCTAAAGCAAATCACGCCGGCAGCGCGGCCATCGGCTATAACAGCTACACAGAAGCAGCAATCGGCACCACTGCCGCAGAGATTGGGGGTATCAAGTACGGAAACTTCGCCGGGTCCACTCCCGATTCCACCGTATCCGTCGGCGGTAAAGATGCCGAGCGCACTATTACCAACGTTGCCGCCGGCCGCGTAACCGCCACCAGCACAGACGCTATCAACGGCAGCCAACTGTTCGCTGTTGGCCAAAAAGTGAGTGAGAACAGCAAAGGTGTTGCAGAAAACCGCGCAAATATCGCTCAGAACACTACCGACATCAAGAAAAACCGCGGCGCCATTGCCGGCAATAAAGTTAATATTGCGAAAAACGCATCTGGTGTGAAAGCAAATTCCGCTGCAATCGCACACAACACGACAAACATCGTGAAAAACAGCGTGAACATCAGCAAAAATGCCGGACAAATTCAACGCAACGAGCAAGCAATCAGCGATGCACGCACTGAGATTCACAATAATTCAGCCCACATCGACGCTAACGGCATCCGCATTGACGAAAATACCGGCTTGATTCAACGAAACAGCCAACGAATAGACTTGAACGCGCTGAATATCGCAAACAACGCTCAACGCCTGAACGAACACGCCGACATTCTGAACCGCCACTCCGCCGACATCGCGGCGAATCGTTCTGAAATCGAGCGCCTGAAATCAGAAAAAGCTGATAAACGTGAATCGCGTGCAGGCATTGCGGGCGCGATTGCAATGGCAAATCTGATGCAACCGCACGCCGCCGGCCAGACCACAATCACTGCCGCCGCCGGCACATTCCGCAATGAGGGCGCTATCGCTATCGGCGCATCCCGTATCACAAGCAGCGGCAAATGGGGATTTAAGGCTGGCGCGTTTGCAGATACTCGCAAAAACTGGGGTGCTGGTGTTGGCGTGGCGTACTTCATCGGCGGTAAGCCTGAAGTGATTGTGCAGCCCGCTGTTATTCGTGAAGTCGTGCGCGAAGTGGTGATTCGTGAAGTGAGCGAAGCACCGAAAGGCAAGAAGATTCGACAATAGAAAACGTGTGTAAATTCAACCGCCCGCCAGTTGGGCGGTCTTTTTTTGTCCAAGGGTGACGAAAATTGTCAGTTTGTGCTGTTTTTTTGCAGTGTGAACTGACAATTTTCGTCATTTATGTTTTGGTATTCATATAAATCAATAACTTACACTTTGTCACATGAATTGCTAGATAACAAGCAAGAGGAACGAAGGTTCCGGTTCTTAAACTAGATGAAAGGAAATCAAAATGACTACTTACTACATGAGCGAAAACAACGGCGGATTCCGTAAAGCTGAAAAACTGAATGCTGAAACACTGACAGCAGCAAAACGCGAAGCGACCCGCAAACAAGTATTCCAGGGAACGCGGGTTGCAATCGGAATCAAACTGAACGAAAACGGGTTTATCAAAGAAGCGATTTCGGTGAAAAAAGACAGAATCTGGAATGATGTGAAATAAGGGGGTTGGAAATGACTAATGCAAAAGTATTAATGGTAGAGAAAGATAAACTTGTAATGAAAGGCAAGAAAGGTATTGAAGTGAAAGAATTGAAAAAGCTGGAAAATCTGGACAGGTACAAGATTGATACTCAAGTAAGGATTTCGATAATTCGGGATGAGATGGAAGAGATTTCATTGTGGGAGCTTGCGCACGACGTTGTATTTCATATATTGAGAGAAAGAGGTGAGAAGCTACCGATTAGTGAAAATAATGATGGGGTCTTGGTTTTAGATAGAGAATGGGTGAAAGAAAAGGCGGTAGGAATCACAAAAGAATTGTTCGAGAAGGTGATTACACAAATTCCGGACTTTGTAAATAAAACCGATTCAGAAATTAAGGCGGATGCCATGGATGAGGTCTTGGAATACATAGACGACGCTGTAGATGATTTGTGTGGAACTTATGAGTGGGAAATTAATTAAGGGGGTGATGAAATGTTTAAATTCAAAGCAAGTCTTGAATTGTACTTTGACCGCAAAGAGATAAAAGACGAGATTTACGAAGTTATTGATGACATATTAAATGGGGATAATGCAGAAAAATACATAATGGAGGATTTTTACAAAAATCGAAGTGTAGATGAATTTGAAGTTAAAAAAGAGGCGATGAAGCGGTTATCTATCATCTGGAATTGTACTGAAATCAAATTTGAGAATAATCTTGATTCATACATGACGAAATCAGATGTTGGATTAGAAATCAAGGCTATAGTTGAAGATTATGTAGATGAGGCAGTAGACGACTTGAGCCATGAAATGAATTTATCATTAAGGAATTGAAATTAAATTGAAGGAAATTAAATGACAAAAGCAAATGAAATTCTAGAGATTTACACATATATCGACAACTCGAAAGAAGCTTACACAACAGCAAGAGAGCGGGCGATTGATGAGTGCGTGGAATGGATGGCCTGTGCAACAGGGGGGGAAGTCTACCGTTTCCGAGACGGGTCGGAAATTCGAATTGACGAGGATATTCTATATATCATATAGAAACTTTAAACATTCGAAGAATTACAAAAGAATGTAAAATCCATCAGCAATCACTAACCAAGAAAAGGCCGTCTGAGATTTTTCAGACGGCCTTTTTTTCCCCCAC